CAGCATATCCTTCTATTATCAGTGGTGCCCATTTGGTATCCGCAAACTTTAATCCCTATAGTTACATAGAACTCTTTAAAGAAGTGCAACCTACATACATATCACTTATTCCTAGACATCTAGAACTTTTAAAATCCACCAAGGGATTTAAAGATTTAGATATGAACTGTGTAAGATATATGGTCGCCGGTAGCGGTAAAATCACACAAGAGTTTATCGATACATTCCGAGAAAGAGGAGTGCAGATCGTAGCTAACTGGTATGGAATGACTGAAGCACCACCTCCGGTGATGATCGGGTACAACTCTACATCTTTTGATCTTTCAACAGTTCCAGAGGATTACAAGGTTACATTTGAAACAGTGATAGACAGCGTCGAACCTTTAGTAGAATGTTACATTAACAATAATCCTACAGGAGATTATTTTAATATCGAAACATTAGAGTTTGTAGCAAGAAATAAATCAGCCAGTAACAAAACTTGGAAAAATGCATTCTAAAATTATTTTCAAACCTTTAGAAGATGAACTTAATCTTCTTTCTGATTTCTGTAATAGATGTAAAGAACTAGGTTATTATAATAATCAATCGTTCGAGGCTATCAAACTATCAGAAATGAAGATGCCTCACGGGCAATATTTTATAGGATTAGATTTAGATAAAAATATTATTATCAATCTCTGCGGAGTACATCATATACCTGATATTAACAATAATGCATATAGAGTATTCTATCGCGGTGTTGGCCTTCCAGGATATCATACTGGCAGGGGAGGAATAAAAGGTAGCTTACAACTAATGATATCACTAAACATGCAGGTAGATTTCATCTTAGAAAAAAATCCAACGGCAGAGTTTTATTTTACAACTAATGCTGAAAAATCTTCTACAAATGCTAAGAGCCATAGCATGGATACGGTAATGGCCCCCAAGATGCAGAAAATTGGTCTATGCACCAAGATACAGGATAACTTCTATTATATGTATACTACACAGACTTTATGGAGATTAAATGTAGACACCTATAAACAATGGAGAGAATCATAGATAGTCTATGTTCCTAGATATTGCCAACTGCCTATAGTTGTATCTTTCGAATAAAACTTGATTAGGCTGAGGCAAAATAATCTTATCTATTTTTGGAATACTTCTCCAATATTCGGTATGATCAAGCTGGCTAGTTCTATAATGTAGACTAAGAAAATCAGCTATGTGATGATACATTCTTCTCCATACTCTATTAAACTTAGTCTGTCTCTGATCATCTGATAACAACCTTACAAGCAACTTTAACGGAGCATGTATTAAAAATAAACCGGTGGCTTCGAGCGGTTCTAAAAATCCGCAACTTAATCCCATAGAGACACAGTTCTTTTTCCATGGTTCGTAATCAACACTATTATTGATAGGAACTTCAAATATCTTACCTACATCTATACCGGGTGTTTTCTTTATAAGTTCATCTACTGCACGATCAACGCTAATGATATCTTTATTAAAAGCATAACCGTTTCCTGTCCTATGCTGTAGGCAAACCCTCCATCTCCAACCATAATCCATAGCATATGTCTGACTATAGTTTACTAAAGATTCTTTAAAAACGCCAGGTCCTGCGACAGCATAGTTGTTGATTAGCCCAGGGTGTTGACTTCTTTTACCACCTAGCTCTTTGTTTAGTAAACTTTTAAAACCTGTGCAATCGATAAAAAGATCTGAAGTATATGTTTGTTTTTTTCCTTTGACTTCTTTGATACCATTCTCATTTACTTCAACATGAATGATATCATCTAAGATATGTTTTACACCATTAGGAATAGCTACTTTTTCTTTAAGCAATATTCCTAACCTAGTAGCATCTAAATGATAAGCAAGACGCCACTTTTTCTTTGGTAATGTTAGATTTTCCATCCAGCTAAACTGCTCATCGTGCTCAGATTCATCAAAGCAAAACATGTGCCACCAACTGTCATTATAGTTTTTCCACCCGTTATGTTGTATTCCATATTTTCTTATAGCTCCACACTCATCTATCAGATCTTGTTCAGTCAGACCAACATCATTCATGAAATCAACTATGCTCGGAATAGTACTTTCTCCTACGCCTACAATAGGAAAATTAGGGCTTTCGACTAAAACAACTTCATGAGAGGTCTTGGCCGATATATAACTCGCAACCATCCATCCTGCAGATCCGCCACCTATTATAGATATTTTCATAAAGTTATCTCTGTTTTTAAAAACTGATTTATTTTTCCGATAGGTATTTTAAAATGCAAATGTATCCTATCATTATTACCTTCATTTATAGTTGTATGTAGTCGTTTAGTATTAACAAGATATGCTTTTTTTGATTCCAGCACATATCTATTATTGTTAATAATAAAATAGGATTTATCGTTGGCCTCAATCGGAAGATGTACTCTAATATGTTCATCCTTATCTACATGCGGTGGGATACCCGTAAAAGGAGGATGTCCTGTAATAACTATTTCTTCAGCATAGCTAATCTTTTCGTATATAGTTTTTGCAAATCCTTTTAGCATCTTAGTCGGTTTAATCAGAGGTTCATATCTTTTCTTATCTCTGCGTGTACCCGGGGGATCAACTGCTTCATCAACATTATCTTTATTTGTTAAAATTCCATAGCCATATACACCTGTCAACATTTTTTCTTGAACGTCCGGCATAGTCCATTTTAGATAATCAAAGTTATTCTTTATATCTTGATAATAGGCAGATAAGTCTGTTAGATTAAATTTTATATTATCTAATACTAGTAGATCAAAGTCTATCTGAGAAGGATCTAATATCCATTCACTATTAATGATTTCATCCGATAGCTCTATCGGAAACTTAAAAATAAAATGTATACGATCAGTTTCGCCATCATTGGAAGTTCCATGGGGCCTTGTGGTATTCACTAGGTAGGCTTTTCCTTCTTCTAGATTATATTTCTGATCTCCGAATACAAAGAAACTATTCTTGTTAGATTTAATAGGTATATGTATTTTTAAAAACTGGTCATTATCTATGTGTTCTTGTATTATTGTGCCCGGAGGGTGTGCGCTTATAACCGTCTGTCTTATTTTCGGAAATGCATCAATGACTATCTTTGCAAATCCAAAAACAAGATCAGTAGGACTATCAAACGTGCCGATAACTTCGTCATCATGTTTGATATCATAAGGAGGACAGGGCATTGATGAATCTTTTAGATTTGTCTGTATAGCCCAACTATAGATATTATCTACTTTGTGATTTAGTCTGTCGACGTCATTGGGTCGCCACATCAAATGTGGATAATCTGAGACTACTTCATTATAGTAGTCAAGAAGAGCTTTATAAGAAAACTTGATGTTAGGCAGTTCTTTTATATCAAAGTCTAGCATCTTTTACCTTTTTAAGACTATTAAAAACATGTGCATTAGAACCTTCTCTAGGTGTCGTAAGGCCTTCAAGGAAATCTTCTACCGCTCCTGATCTTGATTTACCTTTGGCACAGTAAACATATACTATCGATGATTCGGGAATCTCTTTAATAAAGTCGTATAACTCTGTAGCCTGACTCTTGTCCATTGCAACAGCATCTATGGTTTTAGTCGAACCACCGAACCATTGTATTTCTTTCGGTCCTGATATTTCTACATCGTCAAAATATAGATTAATAACATTCTTATGAGATTCTTTGAAGTACGGTACTCCGTGTATCCAGCCTGTGCTGTTGATACATATATAAAAGTCGTTAGAATCGGCGACATTGCTGTCATTGATATCTTTAGATATCATCAATGCCTTAAACTTATCTCGAGCCAATCTTACTATTTGCATAATATTCTAACACACGTTGTATTTTTTCTTTTTTATCAGTACTGTGATATTCTTCATTGATAAAATATTTCAGATCTATGTTAGTGAACATTGGTATTTCGAACCAAAAATCTAATATCTTTGAAAAATGATCGTAGGTCAATCCTTTTAGATTTTCTTCTTTATTTTCTACCTCTGTTAAGGTTAGATGTAATAGATCCGAGTGAACCCCTAGATTCTTTAAGGGTAGCAACTTATTATCCTGTTTTAGTTGATATTTCATCTTAGGATAAAAATCATCTAAGGCGTCTTTAAAATCGCCTGCAATACTACCTATAGAAATAATCTTAGGAACGACTCCATATAGATCATTTAAAAATCTTATCTGGCAATCATTGACTGCTGCGCTGTTTACAAATACATCAGCACTACGAGCTATTTCTAATGCTTTGTCGTAGTCGGTATTAAAATCGTATCCTGTAGATCTACTAAGCTGAACGACTTCATGTTTTTTAAAGTAGTCATACATCCACCCATTAATAACATGTCCGGGCGTTGACGAAATCCTTGATCCTGTTATAACGACTTTCATAGCAACGCCCTTACATCATCAGTCCATACTTTACCGTAAAGATGTATCCTTGGTGTGCTACCTTTATTTTCGAGACTATGTGGTAATGTAGTATTAATCAAATATGCCCACCCAGGTTCTAAGTGATAATCTTTTTCCCCGATGGTCCATAAACTCTGTTCATTGGTGTAGATCGGAATGTGTACTCGTATCTTATCAGTAGCGTCTTGATGTGTAATAAGTTTAGTTCCAGGTGTATGAGCCGATATCAGCCACTTCTTACTTCTCAGTGGTAAAGACTTAACTACTTCTAGTCCGTAACCATAGAAACATTTTCTAGGATTAAGTTGATCATTGTCATCGTCTCTATACTCTGGTTTTGCACAGCCTTGTTCAAATGGCTTAGGGCCGGGCTCGTCGCTGTTCCAACATAGCGTGTAGTAAAAAGTATCATCGGGCAATACATGACCAGTTTCACCAGTTGGATCGCTGATAGGGATTTCCCATACATGATGATTTTCGCCCACAACAAACTTCCAATCAGAGAAGTTTTTTTCTAGATCAGTATACCATTCTCTAATAGCATCCACATCAACTTTAACCCAAGGTAACACAGTGAATCCTAGGTCAATAGGATCAAACTGCTCTATATACCTTTTCATAATCTTAGTCATTGACCATTCCTATGACTTTTAATATATGCCAGTCTGCTATTCTTGTGATAATATGTGATCTAAACTTTTCGGATTCGTTTGTAGTACCGTGCCAATCACCTGTGTTTAATATATAGACTTTTCCGGGCTTGAGATGATACTTGCCTCTTTCTTTATTTTCTCCAAAATGGAAAAAAGAGTTTTCATCAGACTCGATAGGTATGTGCAACTTTAATACTTTGCTATCTCTATGCTGTCTGATATACATACCTGGATGATGTCTAGTCACGATAGCCTGTCTGAAACTGTCTTCACCGAATATGTTAATCAGCTCGTTAAAATATCCAAATCTAAATCTAGGCATTAGTTTTGCATCATCAAAAAATGTATCTCGATTAACTTCTGGGTATAGGTCAAGATTTGCCTGCACCGGCGGTGGCAACGGCTCATATCGTTCCTTGGGCCAAGCTAGGGTTACACCATCTATAGGACCGCAGTAATAGCCGCAGTATCCTTTCTCAACCATCTCTTTGCTTTTTTCAAGCTCAAGAGATTGATAGTTTTCATTAAAGTTAAACAGCATATACGAATGATCATTTAGTATTTCATTCCACCATTGCTGCAATCTAGCTGCATCGATATTATAGTTTAACTCTATCAAATCCCAATCATTGGAGTTATAGAGAAAATCATGAGTTATCCCATGGTTGGTTGGGTCATAGTTTTTTATTATTCTGTCGCTCATCTTACACCCCTGCGGTGATGTATTTATTGGTGGTTTTATAGCGTGGATGAGTGTAAGGAACATTGTCTCTGATACGGTGTGACATATCTCTAGCCATATAATCTTGACCGTATAAGATCATATCGTTAGGTATCATTGATTCAAATCTAAGATATTTTTGTTCTAATATTTCTGGTTCGACATTCCAGTGCAGGGCAAGACTGGCCCAAATGTTGGTAGTCCATAACACTCTGTTTCCTGTATGATTACCTACGATGTCAAAAAGTTTTTCTGGCTCGTTAACAATATCAATAACATGGTAATGATGCTCTAGTTTTCTATACCGATCCCAGAGCTCTTTAAACTGCTTATATGAGCCAAACTCTTTTTCTACTTCCATCTTCCAGAACTGATCATAGTTTCCTCTATAGGTACTAGAAAAGTTGTATTCGAGATCATGGTTTAAGAGCCATTGATGGAAGTCTATGCCATCCCATGTTTCTAAAAGATGTTTTTTAAATCTTAGACTGGAATCACACCAATCATAATAATGTACGACCGTGCCCTCATGGAAGGTATTATTTCTCAGCAGAGCTAAAGGTTTAAATCCTGCCGCTGCGCAAAATAATGCATCTATAGGTCCAGGACTTCTTACACCTTCGGCACTTAGTCTTTCAGTGTTGAACGCATATACACGATCTTTTTCTATAAACTCTTGATATCCTAGTTTACGTAACCATGCTCGAGCAGTATAGTTTTTTAGCTTGTCTAGCTCTGTTTCATTCTGGAGATTATTCCAACAACGCTCTAGTTGTTCAGTGTCCTCATAAGGATATAAGAATGCCTTGCATTCTCTCATCGACATACTAAAATTTTCTATCTCTATGTTGTTTCTTAGAGCAGCATCAACCCAGTTAGCACCATCTTCGGTTTCGGCCCATAGACCGGTGCCCATCGCTGGACCAATCCATTCCGGTGTATAGTCTGCGGCCATTTTATTTTCGCTGACTTCAAAGTTAATATAGTTTTGTTTTCTATCCCAAAAAACTCCTTGTTCTAGATAAGGTGGCTTTCCTAGTCTTACCCAAGTTTTTAGATTTACGGCTAGCATCTGTCTATGCAGACCTGGATACCTTCCTTTCCTTGCCATTATATGCCCAACTACAAATCTATCAGGATTGTTTTTAAAATAGTCGACCATAGATGAAACTATTTCAGCTAGTCTGAAGCTCATCATTCCTTGACATTGTATGATGCAGATCTCGTCACCTTGTAATAAACTTTCTTCTAGAATGTCTTCAATACGTTCATGAAACCCTCTATAGGTCCCCATATTGATCTTAAGACTCTGATTGGTCATCCAGAAGGTCATATCAAAACTACGTTTCCTGACTTTTTCGCTAGGTATGTCCCTAGATATATCCAATATCCCCAGACCAACAGGAACAGTAGACAACTTATCATCTATGTATCGATCAGAGGTTATGCTATTCCAATCTCTCATATCATCCTCTATTGGTATAGTAACTGCTTCTTAGCACATAGAAAAAATCTCTGATCCTACGTCCCATCTCATAATGTATGATCATATGCAATCTAGGTTTGTCACTTCGGTTCCATACAGCGTGAACATTTGAAATATCCATAAGGAAAGCACTTCCCCGATCGTCAAAGGGAACTCTTCCATGTCCTTTAAAAACAAACTCACATCCTTCGGGATTATTGAGACTGATATTACATACACTAAGTCTACGTTGATCATCAGGTCGGTCCTGATGCGGCAATATATAACCGCCCGGTTCTAGTAGCATAAATCTAACTCGATTTAAAAACTCAGCTGGCCAAACATCTGTTAAAAACTTTTTAGTCTCAGGACAGCGATCTGCTACCCATGTCCAATCTAACTGATCTAGCACAGCGTTACGATCAGTGCCATACTGATTTAAACTTTGTGTATCTTCGTTGAGTCCGTGTATAGTAAGACTCTTCCATCCGTGTCCATAATCCTCTCGGTGATCATGGAAGTGGTCCATGAGCGCAAATGCTTCATCGTACATTTTTTTGTAGGGCTGGTTATCTAGAGAACTAACCCTGAAGTACGGCCACCCAGATTCAGTTACCAGCCACTTAGGATCGAACAGATCAGGATATCTAGCATAAAAGGTATCTAGATTATCCTGGAAAAACTTTTCTAATATTTTCTTGTGATCGTTATCCATAGATATGTGCTCTTAACTCTGGAAAAGTTATTAAAAAGTTTTCATTCCTGATCTTATCTAGAGTATTAGTATTCTCTTTGAAACGATTAAGATTCTGTACCCATTTATCTTCTTCATGCATATGTTTTACGATACGAGACAGGTTCATCTTAAAATATTCATCTACATTAGGAAAATCTGAAATAATTTTATTAACACTCTCTTCAACTAACGGTTTTAAACTAGGATTTAGTGATTGTACAGAATAGTATTCTGGTTCAAAAAGTAAACCGATATCAAAGTTTTTTTCTTTGACTATTCCTAGAGAAACAAAAGTCTGGAATATTTCAAATATATCTAGTGCGTTAAACACACATAAAAGACAATGTATCTTTAAAGTTATATTGGGCATTCTAGAAATGATCTGTAGATTAGATAATATTTCATTCCATACTACACCGTGCCTGATATATTCTAGTTTTTTTCCATAATGATCAACACTAGCATTAACCGATATGTTATCAAAATGTTTCCAGTAATCTAAAACATTTTCTGACTTATAATGGAATCTACTAACATTAGTGTTGTATCTTAGTCTAACATTAGTGTTCCCTGAATCGATCAACATTTTGAGTAACTTATAATGCTGCTCCATGATTAGCGGTTCTCCGCCCACGAAATAGATTTCTTCTAGATCGTTGATGTTTTTTTCTAGCATTTCAAAAACATTGGCAGAGTCTGTCTGACGCAGCAAAGAACTATCTTCTGGTATGAGTCCTATCTGCTTTTGTTCTGAAGCGATAGAGCTACTAGCAGTAGGATAACAGAATCTACATTTTAGATTACATAGATTATTAAATCTTAGATCAACATAAGGAATAGTAGAGTTGACCCTGGCGCTAGTCGTTCTAGCCCAATACTGCGACCATGTTGTATTTTCTCTGATTCGTTTGCTTCTAACAACAGGAGGAAGATTTTTTTCTCTATGATAGCACCCTTTACAATATTCAGGTTCTTCCTCGTTGATCATCTGATTCCTAAGTTTGAGATAACGATCGCCGTTCCATATATCGTCAAACTTCATTTCATTGATATTACCTAGTGGTTCTAACCTTTGATCCGCTTCACAGCAAGGATAGACATTACCATCAGTCTCTACATTAAAATGTATCCAGGGTAATATACATTTTTTGGTTTGAGTAAAATCTATAGACACAGTATCCAAATCTCCATCAGCTAAATATTTATCTGAATAATATGCTACTATTTTAATAAAGAAACTCCATGGAATGTAAACTGTTAGAAAATCAAGTGTATGTGGCCACGACAGGTGAATATAGATTCTGTTGCACCAGCATGGAGCCATCTGGTAAAGAAACTATATGGACTCATACTCCAGAGGAATGGCTCAACAGTGAAAGAGTAAAAACAGCCAGAGAACAGTTTGCAAGAAACGAGTGGCCTGATGCCTGTGTACGCTGCAAGACTGAAGAAGCTGCTGGTATTAGAAGCAGGAGGTTGGATAGACAGTTTTATGGTCCAGGGATTACCCACATAGATCTTCGATGGTCAAACAGTTGTAATCTAAAATGTATAAGTTGTTGGAGTGGTTCGAGTAGCAGCTTAAATGAAGAAGCGATAGAGATGAAAAAGAACTCTATCATTCCGTTACATCCAATATTTCCAAACTCAGTGTCAAACTGGTACGATGAAAAATATCTAAAATATTTTGAAAATCTACCTTTGAAAGAAGTATCATTCGCTGGCGGGGAGCCTATGATGATCAAATATCTTCCTGAGTTTCTAGAAAGATTGGATCCAGATGTTATTGTAAGATTTACGACTAACACCACAATCTATAATCCTAAGGTAGTGAATGTTCTTAAGAAGTTTAAAAAAGTCATCATGACTATGAGCATAGATGCTGTAGGAAAACGTATAGAATATATTAGGTACGGAGCTAAGTGGTCGGAGGTGGAAACTAATGCTCTACGTTATGCAGAGTTCTGTAAAGTCGATGTTGCTCCCTGCATCAGTGTGCTTAACGCACTCTATCATGATGAGTTAATAGAATGGTGTGATAAAAACAAAATCAAACTTTATCAGCCTATCATGTTATCTGCACCCGAATGGTTAGATATAAAGAATGCTCCAGATTCTCTTAAATCTAAAATAAAATATTTCCATAACTGGATGGACGCACCTTCCGATACTATTAAACAGAAAGATTTTGTTGACAACATCAACAAGTTAGATTTATGGCGGCATGTGAATATCAGAGACTATCTACCCGAGGTAGCAGATGCATATGGAATTAATTAAAGAAAATAAAGACAAACATCGAGCAGTATATAAACTCGACGATGGAAACTATAAAAAGTATTGGTACGATAAAGATCTCTATTGGATATACAGACACGTAGAAATCTTAAACAAGATCATGCCCGGTTATGTATTAGACCACGGAACTGATTTAAAAGGTGCTTGGGCTGTGTTCAAACAACTAAAAGGTTTTCCTGCTAACCTCAGAGAACATACAGACGAGTTTATGTTGTTTGTCTACGAAGGATGTTTGAAAAATATAAAAGAAACAGCACCTTACTCTCATGGCGATTGGGTGTTAAGTAATATCTACATAGAAGGTGATCAACTACATTTTTGTGATTGGGACAATGTAGGAATGTATGCAGAAGAACTAAGTTTAGATAAGATGCATAGAGATCTACACTCTGCATTTGGTGATAGATTTTACAAGGTAATAGGTTATGACCCCGCAGGCTTTTAGTTTTCCAACCGTAGGTAATAACGGAATGATCTACGTTCCTCCTTACGGGTTGAACGAAGTTATTGACTATATGATCAAAGTAAATCCTATCACTTACGAGGTAACAAAAATACCTTTGAAAGTAGATGGAAGTTTTGAAAAATGGCAGTTCGGTGTCGCCTATAAAAACAAAATAGTCTTTCTTCCTTACAATGAAAGGAATATATTAATCGTAGACACGGATCACGATACTGTATCCTATGTAGAACTTCCCTTTGATTCTAAAGGAAAATATATATGTTCTCATCTACACGAAGGAAAGGTATTGGCGTTGCCATATGGAGAAAACAACAACTTCAACTTTGCTGTTTCCTTTGATGTTGATACCGGTGATCTTCGATTCAAAAACATAATCTGTAATCCCAACGATCAAAAGAAATGGCACACTAGTCAATATCTCAACGGAAAGATATATGCTGTGCCTCGGGGTGAAAGATGGTTGGAAAACTATTTTCCGTATGCTGTGCGTTTAGACTGTGACACATTGGAATATGAGTTATATGATCTATCTTTCCTGTGGCAGGATTATGATCAACAGTCTTACACAAATAAAAAGTTTACTACATTAGCCAAAGCTAATAATAAACTCTATGCTCCACCGTATAGTGAAAATCCAGAGTTCGATATTATGTTAAGATTCGACACTAACTGGCATTATGAAAGAACTGGGCTAAAAGAAACTTCAAGAAAATATTACAGCCATACTACAGCACGTAATGGAAAAATCTATTGCCCGCCTGCAGGTCATGAGGACGACTGGAGTGATCTGTTAGTTATAAACTCCAACGACGACACTTGGAAAACTATATCATTAGGACTAGGAAAAGAAAGCAAAAAATATTTTACCGGTTGGGAAAATAGCCAGGGTAAGATCTACTACATCCCCAGAGGCGGATGTGTCTGTGAACCCAGAGATAGTTGGAAAAGAAACGGAGACCTTGCAGAAGTATTAGTTATTGATACTAAAGATGACAGCCATTATACTGTAGATATCAGTGATCATTTCACCGATACGACTACTATAGAAAAATTTAATGCCAGTGTAATATTAGATGATAAAATATTCACCTTCCCTTATGGGCAGAGCAAAGAGTTTCAAACAGTTTTAGTATTTGACACGATACAAGAAAAAGTAATCAAGGAAATAGATCTAAATGTCATATAAGGCCTTTCAAGATTTTTATCACGAAGAACCTATCAAGCATCTTCTACTACATAATCATAACGGTGTGTTGGTCAGCCCTCCGTTTGCCACTGAGAAATGCAAAGATTATAGTAAAGCGATGTTTATGTATAATGATGATATATCATTCATAAATCTTACATTGCCTTCGGCTACTAGTAAGTTTAATGCTGTGGCCAGCATCGGAGATAGCGTGTGGTTCATTCCCTATGGGATATGGGACGACTTCAACGTCATCGTCCAAATAAAAAACGGAGAAGCGATTTATCACAATATAGATAGACCAGGCAAGGGGCAGTTCTATGGAATGGCCACTAACGGTAATACCGCGTTCAGTTTTCCTTTAGGGTACGAAGACACTGGCTATGGAATCTACATAGAGAATGATAAAGTGCATACCATAGACTTTGATAAAAAGAATCATACTAAGCTTCATATGGGCACCGTATATTGCAATGGTAGCTATTGGAGTGCGCCCAGAGGTGATACTCCTGGGTATTGTGATCTAGTCAGATTTGATGGGTATGAAATAACTAGATATGATATTAAGATCAAGAACCCTAATGTCACTAGGAAATACACAGATATCATAGTTTACGGTAACAGCCTTTTTTGTCTGCCCTACGGAGAAGAACCTGGCATTACAGAGATCATCGAGTTTGATACATTTACAGAAACCTATAAGCTACACGAACTAGATATACCAGACTTTGCAAAAAAGTTTAATACAGGTGTATTGGTTGATAGTTCTATAATCGCATTGCCATACGGCGACGAACATCAACATGACAGTAATCTAGGTTTAATATTTGATGTAGAAACTAAGAAATATAAAACTTTTGATATAGGAATCAACTTTGGTGGAAAATATCGATTTAGATCAGGAATCAACTATCAAGGTAAGGCCATGTTTCTTCCCACCGGAACTCCAAGCTGCCCTATATTGTTGATAGATACTGATGGTGAAATAATAGCTAAAGAATATTGCAGTGATTATCTTTTAGGTAGGCCTATAAAACACGAGGGAATCGTCAAGACTATGGCCTACAGTTTCAAAGACAAAGAAAGTTATATTATGTCTTTGGATTCTTTTCTAAGATAAATGTCGCTAAGACAGCTACATCTAGTAGCTCCGCACGTTAACACTTCTGTAGGCATTTGATATTGCTCTAAGGTTCCTAGTTTGCCGCCTTGCCGGCATTCGGATCTATAAATGTCTCCCCACATGTCGATACTGATCATATGAAGACCTCCCCAACATTGCCAGCCTTGGTGATTGTTCAATCCCTTGATTATTATATCATTACCTGTGATTTTGTTACCATCAAGCATTAGCTCTCCTCGATGGATTTTATCGTCGTTGATCTTTCTAAAATAAGGCCATTGTTTGATTATGTTTTTTTGATTCTGATCATAATCACTGACATCATTAGTAACATAATCTACTGATGTTTTGTCCAATACAACTTTTGGCCACACAGCCAGGCTAGAAGTATTGTTATATAGGTGTTCTGCTATCTTTATTAGTTCGTCAAACTTATCCTTGACTAGCATTAGATTAACTACAACAGGACACTCTACAGCATTGGCGATGTTTATGAAATGATCTGGGTCAGAATATTTTTCATGAAAACTCAACATAATCCCATCGCTGTATCTGCTTATTTCTTTGTAATATTCTACTGACTGGCTACCATTGCTTAGAAAGCTAAAATAGTGACCTTGCTGTTTGATCAGTCTGGCCATATCAATGAAGTGCTTCCAATAGGTAGGTTCTCCTCCGCTGATACGGTAGCAGATATCTTTTTTGTCTACCTTGAAGTTTTCTATAAAATGTTTTACCGTTTCCCATTTAGGATGACCAGTGCTACCGTCATGCAGAAAACTAGGACAATAATCGCATCTATAGTTGCATTTATTCGACAGTGTCCATGCTACAAGAAACCAATCTTCTTTAGAGGGATTTTGATATAGCAGTTTCATTCTGACATTGTGTTATTCATTATTAACTCGTGAGTCCGTTCATTGAGTTTGACTGTAAGTATCAATGAATACAGATTATCACTAAAGCTAAACACGCTATGATCAAGTTGGAAGTTTACAAAATATAACCAACCAGGTTCTAGATACACAGGTCGACCGTCTATCATCTGTACATAGTTCTCTGGACTGCATCTACCAAACACAGCAATCAATCTAAAGTACTCTGGGCTAACACCGTGGAAGTCTCTGTGCGGCGGAAAGAAACCTCCCTTGTCAACACGTAAAAGATGCACTCTTCCAATGTCTGGTCTAAAAACATCAACTAGATTTTTAATATCAGGGACCGAATGATAAACATCAGTCGGTGTGGTAAAGTCAGATTCCTTTAGAGAAGAATCATGGTACCTTTGCATGTAACCAAAACTATTAAGATGGAAGTTATCCATAACTTCACCTGTTTGACTTGTTACTGGCAAACCCCAACGATTGTTTACTGTGTCTTTTTTTGCATTATAAGGACACCAGTTATCTTTGAACTTTGATATCTGTTGCTCAACTCCGTGGGGATCTAAGCGCCATTTAGTTTTAACCACGGCACCTAGATTGACTAAACTATACCAAAGTGCTGCTCTTTCTAGTTCTTCTTGTGTCATTATAGACTTCTCAACTCCGGAAATATCTTTCTAAAATCTGTACCGCGAGTACTGTCGCAGACTTCTAAATATTCTACTGTAGAGGTTAGTTTATCTGACCAATCCTCAGACATCATGTAACTAATTATTCCTTCCCACCGTTTGCGACCAGTAGGTCCGACCAAGAACTCTAAACTTTGGTGATGATCTAAAAATGTTTCTATCCGTTGTTTAGCTAACTCTTTAATTTCCATTGGTAGAACTTTTATATTAAGATAGCTTGGAAGGTATACCATATGTAGTCCTATGAGTCCTCCGCCAAATGGTGCTAGGTTTATTTTACGGAAGTTAGATTCTTTTTTCCACATAGCCAGATCTGGAAGATATAGAACATTTAATAGTTGTACTGCACAGGCTATGTTAACAACAATGTTATCGTCGGTTTGATCTAAAAGTCTTATATTCTTTTCTACATCAGCCCACTTGCTAGGATAACGTATATAATCATTTTGTTCGCCTAAAGCATCAATACTAAAATTAAACTTTACCTGTTTAAAATGCTTCCATAGATCAAATAGCTTACTAGGCAGCTCTAATCCGTTGCTGTTGTATCTAAGGATACAGTTTTTAGCATTACCCGAATCGACCATAAACTCTAATATTTTATAGTGTTCTGGGATTAGTAAAGGTTCGCCACCTGCAAAATAGAGCTCCTTGATATTGTGAGCTTGTGATTTCATCGTATCAAGGAAGCTACCTTTCTGATACCATGTATAATCAAAGCTTCGATCCCAGTCCTGATCTTGTTTCAGTTCAAAAGTCTTGTACTTAGGATACTGTTGTTTCCAATCTTTAATCCAACTGCTGCTATCATGTGGACTACACATAACACATTTTAGTTGGCAAAGATTTCCTAGCCTAAGATCAAAGTAAGGAATGTCAACAGGAAGACTTCCATCCGTTGATGTTTTATCGACTACTGACTGTATATCTATACGATCCTTCCAAACTATAGTTTCCCATACACGTTTGCTAATAATACCGTTAGATTCTTCTTCGAAACATTTTGTACAACTACTAGGAATGCCGCCATCCAGCATCTTAAGTCTAATAGATTTCATATAATCTGAGTTCCATACTTCTTCTATAGTATTATCTCTCAGATTCATCACCCTACCATCTCTCTTAACCAAACCTGCATCTTTCACGTCATCAGGACCTGCACCACTGGCGTTGGCGGTACAGCATACTCGCACATCACCGTTGGGTCTTGTTGCTAGATGTATCCATGGTAAAGGACAGAATGTAGAACTATTCATTTACGTACTGTGCCTTTTGTCTATCAAATGAGCCGCATTGCTTTCCACACTCTTTTAGTCCACATGTATTCCAGGTGCGTTCTATTTTGTTGAAATAATCACTGTCGAATATTTCCTGCAGACTTTGATCATTGAGATTAGGAAATACATCTATCTTATCTAAGTAGTCTATCCTAGAAAAACTAGTCGGAGGAACCCATTCTAGATCCAACCAACAGCAAGGTGTGACGTTTCCAGTGGCGCTGATATAAAGCATACTATCTGATTTAGCCTTGCAGCTTATAGTGGGTAGCTCTTCCTTTATAGAAGATTTTATCTTAGGTATCATTGATTCACTCTTTGATGTAGGATAAAGAGTGTATATCTTTTTTCCTCGGTCGTCTAGCACTGGAAACTCGCCATCTTTGAAACGACTAGTGTGCTTTACCGTAAAATCTTTAAACCCTAGTTGTTGACTCAACTCTTTACAGGCATCTACTTGATGTTCGTTATGAGAAAAAACGATCATATCCCATCTTGCAGAACCTCCATTCTCAATAAAGATCTTTGCATTGGTTATGATCCTATCCCAGTCAGTATCTATTCTGTATATAGAGTGTGTATCTGCTAGACCGTCAATGCCGAATACCACGAATACTTCTAAGCCTGCAAGCTCACGCCACCATTTCTCAGACCTTGCGCTGCCGTTAGTATGCATCTGTAAACCAATATTGGGATTAACTTCACGAAGGTATCTAAAAATCTCTAGTGTATCTTTAGCTATGATAGGATCACCTAGATTGCCGCACATGTTTAGATGGCCTAACTGCTTGATAAAATCTATAGGAAACCATTTTTTAAATGTGTCGAGATCTATTTCGGCCAGTTCAACAAAGGGCTGCATCGGGCCGCCGGCAAGCCTTCTAGGACACATAGGGCATCTTGCTTGGCATTTTGATGTTACTTCAAGATGTATGTTTCTTATATCTTTATAATCATACATGTTTCTTTCCTATAATCATAAAACGCTTATACAAGGGCAAATCTATTTCGCCGGCCCATTCTACGGCGATGTGTGATTGTTCTTTAAAATGTTCTAGGCTGTCTGCGTGCCTGATATGTTCAGGAAGTCTATAGTTATTGCTCTGTAATACTATTATGCTATCGTCACGTAGCCCTTCTAACCAAGAATCATATTGTGATTGTGTAATATGTTCACAGCTGGTGTTAATGACTATATCAGCTTCACTGACTATGTCACACATATCTGCGGTAATGGCACTGAACTTTCCAACTACTTCTTCACCTTTGTTCATTACTCTTGCCACATCTTCGCATTCCGGATCTATGTCGATGCTACGGATATGTTTGATAGGAATGGCACTTTGAAACAGCATACTAGATAGTACACCTACCCAACCACCGTGTACATCCACCGACACCGGGAAGTCCAATACCTTGTTACGTTCTGGATAGATGTGATACACCAGTGTATCGACTAGCCACTCTTTGCTGCGTAGTTGTCCACGCCAAAAGGCATCTAATGTCCGCATATGATCTTTGCTTTCGCGGATGGCCTGCATCCAATAGTGGAGATGTTCTAGATCTATTTTCATTTGTATTTTGGTATCTTGCTGTCTGCTGAACTAACACAACTAGGGGTTACACATATCTGTGGATTTTTAAATAACTCAAATCCGTCCGTGAGTGTTCCCAATGGAACATCATGACAACTATAACTCCTCTTAACTTCATTACTTCTTATTATAACACTTTGATATCCACTATTACAAGTCCATCCTTTGAAGTTATTAAATCCGTAGCTGTTAAATCTTTCTGCCTGATCGAAAAGATATTCTCGACCTTCTTGATCATACAAAGCTATCTGATACAGTTCTTCTCCAAAAGATTCTTGAGGGAAACCAGTTTGCATAAGATTGATCATTTCTTCAGTGTAACCTTCTACAACAAAACTCGCAGTAGGATCGCTCTGCGGTTTGAGTGTAACATTGATTCCCCTTTTATAGAATCTTTGGCAACGTTCGTAGAGATCGTAAAATCTCTCAGGAACCATCACCTGATTAATAGTGACGTGTACATACTCATTTAATAGTTGCAGACACTTGTCTCCAAACTCTTGTTCTTTAGCGAACTCTTCGTGATAGCTGGCCGTGATACTTCTGCGCTGTAACATGGCTGTATTATTGCACCATGTGTTCCACCATTTCGATCCTGGACTTAGGTTTGTAGTCATATGCACACTTTGATAGGAACTTTCTTTTTCATCAAGGTGTTTAATAAGATCGTTCAAATGTTTGTAGGCTGTAGGTTCACCGCCGCTAAAACTCCAATGAAACTGATCAAAACCGTTTCGTTTGGCCTGCTCTTTTATTTGATCTACTGTCCTTTTATATACATCTAGATCTTGATAGTCTAGTTTGTCTGACCTAGCATAAGGCCAGCAATAACTACAGTTGTAGTTGCAGAACCTACCCAGGATCCAACTCACAGAGAACAAAGGGCTTTCCAGCATTGGTCTTTGTCCAAATCGAACGATATTTTGGAATGGTATATTTTGAAAGTCTTGTGTCATAAACTGCACATATTTAAGCCATAAAAGGTTGCAGACT